GAGGACGACACCGTCACCCAGGTCGCCGCGACCGGCGGCGCGTTCCTGCTCATCCACCGCGGCGCCCTGGAGAAGCTACGCGCCGAACACGGCGACCACTGGTTCGACATGATGTACGACCGGGTCGGCGACATCGTCGGTGAAGACATCGCCTTCTGCGGGCGGCTCCTCAAGACCGGCATCATCCCGGTGGTACACACCGGGGTGAAGACCACCCACCACAAAGAGATTTGGGTGTCCGAACAGGACTACATGCTCCAGGAGGCGGTCCAGGTCGAGCGGATCCCGGACGTCGCGGCCTTTCCCGCCGCGGTCGATATCCCGGCCTCGCTCGCTTCGCTTGCCGCCGACGAGCATGTGCGCCCGGATGGGATGCTCAAGCTTGACGCCGACCTCGACCGGTATGCGGCCATCATCGAGGCGACCCGGCCCGAGGTGATTGTCGAGACGGGTACCCGTACCGGGGCGAGCGCGCGATGGTTCGCCGGCCAGGGCCTGACCGTCATCACTGTGGACGTCGACGCGGTCGTGCCAGCTGAGCTCGTCTACGAAAACGGGATCCTGTACGTCCAAGGCGACTCGGCAGATCCCGGCGTGGCCGAGTATGTCGCCACCCTGGTGGCCGGGCGGCGGTGCATGGTAACGCTGGACTCCGACCACTCCGCCGCCCACGTCGCCAAAGAGATCGACCTGTACGGGCCGCTCGCGTCGGTTGGCTGTTACCTCGTCGTCGAAGACGGCATCTTCGGCCACGCCCCGCAAGCCCTGCGCGACAAACACATTCCCGGCCTGCAAGGCTCGCCGCTGGACGCGATCGCGGAGAAACTTCACGGCAACCCCGTGTGGGCACGCGACCTCGCGATCGAACGCATGCACCCGACCTCACACCACCCGGCCGGATGGTGGCTCAAGGTAGGTGAGGCGTGATGCTCGCGATCATCACCCCAAGCCGCGGCAGGCCGCAGCAATTCGCCGAGATGGTCAAAGCCATCCGCACCACACAAGGCGGAGGGCTCGGCGCGATCACCGTCTGGGCCGGCTTCGACGACGACGACCCATCCGACTACCCGGCCGCGCTGAACGCGAACCTCGCCGGCACAGGCCCCGGCGTCGCGCTCGAGTTGCGCCGCGGCCCCCGACAGACCCTGTCCGCGTGGACCAACCAGCTCGCACTTGAGGCGCTCGAGTCCCCGGATCCGCCGCTCTACCTTGCCAGCCTCGGCGACGACCACCGGCCCCGCACTCCCGCCTGGGACCGGCGGCTCATCGAGGCGATCGAGGGAATCGGCGGGTCCGGCATCGCCTACGGAAACGACCTGCTGCAAGGCGAAAACCTGCCCACCGCATGGGTTGTTTCGGCTGACATCGTCCGCGCGGTCGGGTGGATGATGCTTCCCGCGTGCGCGCACCTGTACGTCGACCAGGCCGTGCTCGACCTCGGCAAAGCCTTGGACCGCATCGTGTACCGGCCAGACGTCATCGTCGAGCACGTGCACCCGATTGCGGGCAAGGGCCGCTGGGACGAGTCCTATATGGAGTCCAACTCCAACGACCGCTACGCCGCCGACGGGGCGGCGTTCAAGGCGTGGCTCGCCGGCGGGGACGATGGCGGGCTCGCCGCGGACGTCGAGAAGGTACGGGCGGCGGTGAGTGTATGAGCACGCCCGTACACACCTGGCCGCCGCTGCTCGCGGACCTGAAGAAGGACCTGAAGCTCGACGCGAACGACGCCCTCGACGACGACCAGCTGAACATGGACCTCGCCGCCGCGATCGCTTGGGCTGAAGGCCTCGGCAAGGCGTATCGCTTCGACACCACAGACCCCGACCAAGTCACCCTGGCGGCACCGCCTGACGACTTCTGGCTCGGCACCGTGCGGTATGCGGTACGCCTCGGCGACCGGCGCCGGTCGAAAGACGGCATGGTGAACATGGGCGAGCTCGGCGTCACGCGCGTCACGTCCTACGACAACGACATCGACCGCCTGATGAAGATCGGCAAGTTCCGCCCGATGTCGGAGCAGTTCGCATGAGCGCCGCAGACCCGAAGCTGACGATCCGCGACGCCGCCGAGCAAATCGAGGCGGCGCTGAGACTGCCCGATCCCATACGGTGGCGCGTCTACACCGACCCCGGCGCGAACATCCAAACACCTGCCGTCGTGATTGGACCGCCCGAGCTCGACTTCCAGGACTATCGCCCTGGCGCCTACCCGACGCAGGCCCGGTTCAAGCTCTACCTGATCGTCGACGCGAACGCGCGCACGCTGGAAACCCTGTGGGATCTGGTGCCAGAAGTCAGCGCGATCGTCGACGAGTACACCGATGGCGTCGTGACGATCGCCATGCCGGCCACCTTCGTCGCCCCAACAGGCGAGTTGCCAAGTTACGAGATCACTGTCGAGGTGCCGCTATGACCGTCAATCACAGGAAGCTCAAACTCATCACCTTCACTCTCGGCGGCAACTCGTTCGAGTGCCAGGTGAATAAGTGGATGATGAACAACAACAGCGACGACGGCGAGAAGATGTACGCCTTCTGCCCTGACGGCGAGATCCGCGAGGACGCCGAGCCGGACTATGCGCTCGACATCACCTTCTTCGCCGACTGGCGCGTTAACGGCGTCTCGGACTATCTGACCGTCAACGATCAGGCGACGGTTGCGTTCGTCCTCGACCACTACCCCGACATTCCCGCCGAACATGTGCGCTGGTCGGGAAACTGCAAGATCAAGGCTCCGTCGGTGGGCGGCGAACCCCGCACGACCGAGATGAACGAAGTGACCCTGCCAGTCATCGGCAAACCCACGTACGTCCACCTGTAGGAGAACACCGCCATGACCCTCAGCTCGAAGCTTCAGATCTCGGCGGTCGCCGACTACGCGACGACGCTGGACCTCGCCGAGGCCCGCTCCACCATGACCAAGGTGTACCAATCGATTCTGACCAACGGCACCGGCGCGGGCATGGCCGACAAGGTTTTCCACGACCAGCGGACCTTGACCGCATCCTCCAATGAGGACCTCGACTTGGCCGGTGTGCTCCTCGATCCGCTTGGCGGCACGCTCACCTTCGCCCGGATCAAGGGCCTGATTGTCGCCGCGTCGGCGAACAACGCCAACAACGTCGTTGTGGGCGCGGCCGCGTCGAATGCGTGGGCTACCCTGCTCGGCGCGACGCACACGCTGACCCTTCGCCCGGGTGCGATGTTCGCGGCGTTCGCCGGCCAGGCCGACGCGACCGGATGGGCGGTGACGGCGGGCACGGGAGACCTGTTGCGGGTCACCAACAGCGCGGGCGTCACATCGGTCACGTACGACATCATCATCATCGGCTCGAGCGTCTGAGGCCCGATCCGATGGCGATGCTCACGATCACTGTTCAGCCCGACGACGGCGACGAGTTCGAGGTCCCGGTCGGTACCCGCGACGTCTATCACTGGGAGAAAGTCAGCCGCGGCAAGACGTTTAAGGGCCTCATGGAGAACATGCCCATGGTCGACCTGTACGAGCTGGCGCATCTCGCGGCGCGGCGGCAGGGCATGTTCACCGGGACACTCGCCGACTTCGTCGCCACGTGCGAGATCGCGACCGTCGGCGAGGAACAGGAAGACGAGGACGACGACAAGGCCGGCCCTTTCCCGCAGGCTCGGTCGGACGCGACCTCGTCGCCCTCGCCCTCATCTCCGGCATCGCGCCGTCGGTCTGGGCAGAAGAAGGCGACCGGGCGATAGCGACCGCTTTCGAGCTACTCGAAAACCAGCGGCGGCGCGGCAGGGCGGAGCCGCTCGACGAAAACGGAGAACGGATCCAGATGTCCGGATGAGGCAGGGAGGTGCAAGATGCCCAAGACGCTCAAGGTTCGCATACACGTCGACGGCGTCCGGCAAACCCTCGCCGCCTTCAACCGGCTCGACAAAGCCGCAAACGACGCTCTTCGCGAACACAGCAAGAACCTCTCGGAGCTCCTCGCGCGCCGGGTCAAGACAGCCGCGCACGCCGACAGCCCGCAAGCGGCTGCGGTCGCCCACACGGTCAAAGCCGTCAAGGATCGGGTACCCGCCATCACCGCCGGCGGACCGAGCCGCATCGCCTCGACACGGGTACCCGCATACAAGCTGATCTTCGGTAGCGAGTTCGGTGCCAAGAACCGCTTCGGCTGGTATAACGCCTCGCGTTACATCGGATCGCACGGCCGGCAGTACCGCCCGCACCTCGGGCGCGGCTCGTACTGGTTCTTCCACACCGTGGAAGAGAACCAGGCCGCGATCGGCAAGGCGTGGAGTCAGGCCGCCGACGACATCGTTAAGGACTGGTCGAAGGACGGCGGTGTCTAATGCCTTCCGCCACCCGCACAGTGAAGGTCCGCTTCGACGGCACTGCGACCGATCTGGTCGCCGCCGGCAAAGAGGGCGAGCGGGCGATTCGCTCGTTTCGGCGTGAGGCGGAACGGCGCATCGACCCCGACGTAAACAACATGTTCGCCGACATCTTCGCGTCGATCCCGACACAGCTCAAAGGCGCGGCGATCGCGGCCGCCGTGGCGCTCGGCGCGTCGATGGCACCCGCGCTCGCGTCGACGATCATCTCTGGCGTCTTGCTGATCATGGGTGGCGGTGCGCTCGCCGCGGGCATCATCGCCGCGGCGAAGAGCCCCAAGGTGGTCTCCGCGTGGCGCAAGGTCGCGGTACAGGCCTCGAAGGTGTGGCACAAGTTCGCTCAGCCGTTCATCGGCCCGCTCGCCCGGGCGGCGAAGGTCTTCGGCGATGCCCTCAAACGCGCCGAGCCGACCATCATGGCAATCGCGAAGGTGGTCGCGCCGGCGATCGACCGGCTCGCCCCGGCGCTTGCCGGTATCGCAGAACGGTTCTTGCCCGGTTTCCTCGTCGCGGCCGAGGCGGGGCTGCCGTTCCTCGAGGCGTTCCTCGACCCGCGCCTCGGCGACGCGTTCTCCGGCTTCTTCATCAACATCGCTAAGGGCGCCCCTAACGCACTCGCGTTCTTCGACAAGTTCATGAACTTCATCCGTGATGCGCTTCCCAAGCT